TTGTATAGCGTCCCATTCCTTATCAGTAATCTCAATCATGTTCTTCTTAGCCCCTGTACGTGCACGAGCCTCTGCTAGGGCCGCATTACGGACCTTTTTGACATCATCGTGATCCATATCGGGGTTGGCCTGCTTCTTACGGGTTACTATAGAGTTGGCCATTATTTGAGCTTGCCTCTCTATAGGCTTATTCATTAATGCCACATTCAACTTAGCATTAAGGGTGTCTACTTCATGACTATAAGTCGATTTAGCAGATGGACTATAAGGAGTGGGCACTACTGACAAAGCATTACGTCTAGCCTCATTAGCAAGGGTTTTTAAGCCATTTGCATATCCTGCATAAACCTGTTCTATTTGTCTTCCTGATGACAAGGTAAATGCATCATCTGTTTCAGCCATTTTTGTAGACGATGATGTTTTCTGAATGGTCTTACCTTTTCCATTAACATAAGATTCTTCTGTATACGAATAAATCTTCTTCCCAGTGTTCGGATCTATATTTACAGTAGCCTTACGTTGAGGAACTCTTATTTCAGAACTTGCTTTGGATATGATAGTGGACGCTCCACCACGTTTTCCATTTTGATATTTTTCAGCCAAAGCAGATATACCATTATCGATATAAGACTGCTTATAATTGAGGTTGTGCTTTTCAGAATCGATAACCACCATAGAGTGTCGAACGGCTCTTGCAATTTCATCAAGATTTGCTCCCTTAATGGTCATGTCAGTAATAAGATTGGAAACTTCACCCATTTTTGTTTGCTTGGTTTGTGGCTTGATAGGTGTCATTCCAGGATAACCAGGATAAGCTTCGATTGGGTCAAAGTTTGTAAGTCCTTTAAGATCCTTTGTTGATTTAAATAAACCATTGTTGTTTGGAATAACAATAACCGTATCTCCATCAAAGTCTGCTCCTGAAAGCTTTTGTGCAATTTTTGGATTTATACCGATAGCATCGGGCGCATTTTCCATGACAGATTTGGCTGATCTCGATTTGTTATTGACAGTAACTTGAGGTATCTCAAAAGTTCCTCCATGAGGATGACGAATAAGAACAACTGTTTCACCATCTCTAAAAGTAGGAGCATAAATCTCATTTTCTTTAAGCGATGGAATTGGAAGAATAACTTTTGAAGCTTGTCTCGGCATACCGGCAGCCTTAAGATGAACTGCCGACGAATCGCAATCATCAGAAAATGCCAAAAGTAATTGCTTTTTGACAACTGGATTAGTTAAAGACATTATCTCAGAATACTCTTCTTGTTTCTCTTGAAGACCTAGATCCAATTGGCGTTTTGCCAAGGGAACCGTTTGTTTTGAAAGAACTTGTGAGGATATGGTTTTTGACCAGGATTCCCAATCTCCTTCTTCATTGACAATATTCAGAGCACCTCGTTGTCCGCCCTCTTTGATAGTCGAACCAAATGGATTATCTTGATCGATGTTTCCATCCATGTCTTTCTTCATTTTCTTAAGAGCGTCGAGTTTGTTTCCGGTGTTGTCTTTATTAGTATTAAAGACCACATCTACGCCATCTGGCATTTTATCGCTATAGATAGCCATGCCTTTTAGATAATGTGATCCATCAACACCAATTCGAACTTGTGCATATTTGGCGCCGCCAATGTCTAAATCTTCGACGCCACGACGAAGTTCTATAACACCATCTTTTAGCTTTCCACCATCGTTTCCATATCGAACCTCAAGTCGAGATGAGTTAATACTTTTTATTGGGTCTAAACCCAAATCAGATTTATAAGATCTTCCATAATCATCAGAAACCATACTTAGACTTTTTATCTTACTAAAATCTTCTGGTCTGACAATTTCTTTCCATTCTGTATCGGGAGTTCCTAAAACCTTAACGATAGTGAATTGACCAGGCATTCCAAGTTGTGGAACATTAACTCGGTGAACCTTATATCCCTGTTCCTGAAGTTCAGCTATTGCGGTGTTTAATTTGGTTCTGCTGACTCCGACGTGATTTTCGATTCCGGCGCCAACATCAATAAATCTCTTTTGATCGACGCTTTCTTTAAGCATTTTAGCAGTAGTGGCTGTAATAGAGGATCTTTCGGCAAGAGCCGGATCGCTTAATGAACGGACAGTAGATTCGTTAAGGTTCATTCGACGACCTATTTCCATGTTAGAATATCCACGATCTTTCATCCGAAGAACTTCTGCTGTTTGAGCAGCACGAACTTCTGCTTTTGTTAGAGACATTCTTGCTCGAAGTTGTGTGGTTTTAATTCCTTCATTTCGAGCTATGTCAACATCACTGAGTCCTTGTTTTCTTAGCTCATCAATATGGCCTCGCCAACCAATAGCACGCTGATAACTATCATCACCTGAACCCCAAGGATATCTTCCAGAGCATCTTGGTGTTCCATAATGTTTCAACTCTTCGCTCACAAGCTTATCCTCCTATTTTAGTTTTCTCAATTGCTTTGTCAAATCGGATAATCTTATCCATAATGTTGATTATAGGTTCGGGTTCTGGAATATGTATATGAACTTCGTCTAATTGATATAAACGGAGTTCGGCTTCAATTTCGGTTGGACGGTAGTCATATTCCAAACAAAATAAGGCCATGTAGACCATAAGCTGATTAAAAGAAGCAGGTGTTTCGCCAGTTTTTAAATCGTGGATTCTAAGAAAATTGTTTTTAAAGAATATAGCATCGGTTGTTCCGAAACAGTTTTCAGAATAGAACAAAGGCTGCTCTGGTTGCATCTTAAAACCAATAGCGTCGTTAACATAAGAATTCAACGTTTTATTGGATTTAGGAAGTTTTACTCCAAGACGAATTAATTTTGCAGCTAACTCATGAAGCTCGTCACCTCTCAAGGTTGCCTGGCGTTTGTTATAAACATTCACCACTTTTTCTTCGTCATAATTTATCCAATGATAGGAGCTAGCGCCTAGAAATGCGTGTCGGCCTTCTAGGTTGGAATGCTTGTTGAAGTTCATATAGGACCGCCTCTCTGTTTTCAGGGCAGATCATAGAAGCAAAAGACATGTCATCCAAAACTTCAAGATAATATTCTTGGTTTGGTTGATATCTCTCATGAATACTTTTTTTTCCTTCAAGACATGCCCACATGTTTTGATATAAGATAGTGATATCTGGAAACCCCTGAATTTCGTTTGCGTCATTATGCAAAACAAAACACCCAGGAAAAAGGTCATGCAATTCCCGAATTAATTCAGTTTTAAATTTTCCTTCAAGCATATGAGTAGCCTCCTTTCATAAAGAAAAGGATAGAAATCCTATCCCTTCTATTAGAGGCCATGTTTTTGACGCGAGGACCTATGCTGCCATAAATCGATTCTCATTAAAATCACGTTTGTTGTCAAAAGCTTTTTGTATTGCCAAATCAATCATAGAATTAGACCTTAGATAGAAATAATACAAATCCGAGAAAGGAGTATTGAGACGATCAATTCGTCCAGCAGCTTGTATTGTTGCTTTATAAGAGTAATTTTGAGAGAAGAATATGATTGTATCAGTTTCTATACAATTCCATCCTTCTGCTCCAGCTGCGTATTGAACAATATACATCCAATTATTGGTTTTTGGTATTTGCTCATGTTTGTGACCATTCCATTGCGCTACTGGAATATTTTTTTCTTTTGCCAACTCCAATAAAAGATCTCTCTCATAATTGAAGTTATAGAAGACGATAGATTTTGGATGCAGTTCTAATAATTGGTCAAGTATATCGATTCGTCTTGGGTCACTGTTCACCACACGACGCATTAGATAACAAAGTTCTCCAACATCTTTTACTGGACATTTGTCATATATATTCCATCGTTTAATCATAACGGTGTTGAACATTTCCCTATCAAAAGGAACCGGAACATTTTTATCATGAGCGATAGTTCTTTTTTCATACCGCATATTGACTATAATTGAATCTCTTAAACGGGCCAACAACGGTGTAGCAATATAATGATCAATTTTTGGAAATTTGGAGAAGTTACTATACACTACATGGCTTCTAATAAACTCAGTTCGGTTTTTGTAAAAACCATTAGCGATGAATGCTGGTACATAATCAAGCCAAGTATCGCCTGGTGTGGCACTTAAAAGAATCCATTGATTATTTTTTGCAATTTTTAAGAAAGCTTTAACCCATGCGCCAGAACCGATAACTCGTTGCTCGTCAAAAAGAAAGAATGCGTCTTTGACGCTAGCGTATTTTTCAATGTTGTTCCAAGAGTCAATTATAACCCCAACTCCGCAAACGCTTTCCTCTCTATTGGTTGATAGAAGAAACGGTGCGCACTCAACTTCCCATTCTTTACAATCCCTTTTTCTTGCGGTAGTAATAATGTAAAGATCCATTGGTTTTTTAAACGGTGAAAATCCACCCTCGCCGTTGACCTGTATTTTTCCACCACAAGCTTTGTAATAGTAACCGAGTCCAGTTCTAGATTTTCCGGAACCAACACCGCCAACTAGAATGTTTCCATTTTTTAATTTCTCGATGGCTTCCTTCTGGTGTTCATATAATTCCACAGCCATAAGTTATGCCTCCTTTCTTAATAATACAAGAGGGCGCTAAGGTTGGTTAACGCCCTCTAGATTCTTTATGATTAACTATTCAAAGTATCATGTTCATGGCAATGGCCATCGCAAGCATCACAATTGCCGCAGCCGCCAATAACATCAGCAGCACTATCCGGAACATTCCGATATTTCTTTTCAAACTCATCCTCGACAATGGTAACATACATCGCTTTGACATATGCTTTGACGCCGGTCTTACCGTTGACATCCCAGTTGTACGGACGAATAACAAGATCGATTTTCTTGATTTCGGCCCAGTCAAGGATAGATACTGATTCATCATCAAGAACGGTCTGACCCTTGTCACTGATGATTAACATCTTTGGCGGCATATTCTTAAAGCTTACTTCAACCTGCAAATAGCCCTGCTTTTCATCTACCTCTTCGCGGGGTTCAAGCCAACGAACATTCCAACCATCTTCTTCGAGACGGACGGCCAATTCATAGTC